GCTTCGGTTCAGCGCCGACATTGCAGACACCAGCATCGGCTTGGACGTGCGCGAGTTGATTGCTCGCGGCGACCTGACCGGCGAAATGTCGTTTGGTTTCTACGTCGATAAGGACGAATGGAACCCCCGACGCACCGAACGCACCGTAACCGCCGCTCGGCTCGTCGAGCTGAGCGTAGTGGTTGATGCGGCGTACGGCGACAAGACCAAATCCAGCCTGCGGCGCGTGTCCGCGGCGTTTACGGAAGCCGCCCGTCTGCGGCTGGAAATCCACAAGCACAGGATGACCGATCATGTCTGATCAGATTGACAACCTTGAAAACACCGTTCACGAGTATCGCAAGACGCTCGAAGCATTCGCTTCGCGCACCGGAGCCCAGACGCATCACGTCGAGCGCCGAGGCAGCGGCGAAGAGCGCGAGAAGATCGCACGCATTGACGCCGACCTCGACATCGTCGAGCGCCAGACGCAGGATCGCGCAGCACTCCGAGCAGCAAACGAGCGCATCGCGCAGCTTGAGGCCGAGCGTACGCAGCCGCAGTTTCGCGCTGCGCTTCCCGCCAAGCGTGAAGGCGGTCATGACCCGGCATCCGCTGAATACGCGATGCGGTGGCTCAAGGCCGTTGCTCGGGGAGATAATCAGGAGTTGCGCGTTCTGACTACAAGCACTTCTGGCGCCGGAATCCCGACGGATATGGAACGCCGCATTGTCGAGAAGTTGTACGAAGCAAATGTGATGCGGCAGCTTTGCCCAATCACGCAGATCGACAGCAAGCGCACGTTGACGGTTGAAGGTGCGCTTCCGACTGCCGCAAAGGTTGCAGATAACGGAGCAGTGTCGGTCTCAGATCCGACGTTCGCTACTGCAATCAGCATCACGCCCATCAAGTACGTTTGCGCAACCACGATGACTACTGAGTTCATCGAAGACGCGATCGGGCAGGGTGGAATCGGTGCAGGGTTGGAATGGGTTGCAAGTCGCATCGGGCTTTCGCTTGCAAATGTCATCGAGGAGGCATACACGGTCGGCGATGGCACTGGCGATCCACAGGGAATCTGCTTTAGTAGTCTGATTACTCAGCAAGTTGACCTGGGTGCAGGCGTAGCGCTAACAACCGTTGACGGTGACGACGTCATTGACGCTGTGCACCTAGTCAGTCCTGCATACCGATCATCTCCGCGTTTCAGCTGGCTGATGTCCGATACTTTCCTCAAGCACGTTCGCAAGCTGAAGGTCAACACCACTGATTACATTTGGAAGCCTTCGGAAACTGGTGGACTTTCGCAAGGCGTTCCCGGATCTCTCTACGGCGTTCCATACCGCATCGGTGCGTATGTTCCAACTGCAACCGCAGACGAAGCCGTTTACGCCGTGGTCGGCGACTTCAACTACTTCGAAATCTTTGACCGCACCGGAATGACGTCGATGATTGACCCGTACAGCGGAGCCGCAAATATGCGGACTACGCTCTACACGTACATGCGTACTGACTCACGATGCACGAACGTTTCAGCGTTCGGTGCAATCGTTGGATGAAGCCTTTTTCTACCTCTGGCCCTACCGCGCGAAAGCGCGGTATGGGCTTTTCATGGCACAGCCACCTATTCCAATCGACATCCTGAAGACGCGCCTGCGGATTGATGCCGAGGCCGATGATGTGATCATGACCACGCTGTGTATCGCAGCTGGCGAAATGATCGAGCGCGAACTAGGCATTGGCTTGGCTACGGCAACGCGCACCGCAAAGATCGACCGTTGGCGGCGCTTCATTCCGCCTGTGCAGCCGTGCACTTCCGTAACTTCCGTTACGTACTACGACACAGGAAACACCCTTATCACGATGCCAGCAGCCGATTGGTACGTCGATCAGACTGACGAGCTGCTTGCTGTCGAGTTCATTGAAGAGCCTGCGGTCAAGGAAGGCACCTTCCCCACCGTTACCTACGTCGCTGGGTACACGCAGGTGCCTCACGCCCTACAGCAAGCGATTGTGGCGCTCGTCGGGGCTTGGTACGCCAACCCCGACGCAACGGCGCCAGTGGCGCTCTCAGAGGTTCCGCTAAGTCTGAAGTACATCCTAAGCGCCTATTCAACGCGAGGAGCGCTCCGATGATTCCGAGCGGGCGCCTGCGCTTTGGGGCAACCGTGCTGCGTGCATCGGGTGTGGACGTTTACGGCCAGACATCGACCACGTTCAACTCGGTCAACGCCACCCAACCGGGGGCCGCGCCGCTCTGGGTTGATCTTCGCACCGAGTCTGCCACCGAGCAGGCGTACGCCGACGGCGTTGCCGTTGTGCGTCGTGCCGAGATTCGCTGCCGTTGGAACAGCGCTCAAGCGCTTGCGCTTACCGAGAAAGATCGCATCCAAGTGCGCGGGCGCACCTTCCGCATACTTGGCATCCAGAACCTCGACGAGGCCGACATGGTTGCCGTGATCGAGGCGGAAGAGGTTGCATGAGCATCGAACAAGCCATACGAGATATGCTCAACGCGGACCCGTTTGGGAACGTACCTAGCTATTCGGTGTCGCTTGGTGCTCGCGCCCAAGGCGGCGTTCTGCCCTCCTACACGTACGAGGTGCAGAACATTGAGCGAGCCGACATCTCTGGCCAGTGGCAGGCAAATCTTGAGATTCGGTCTATTGCCGAAAGCGTTGCCGAGGCGCTGTCATTGCACGGATTTCTTCTCTCAGCAGTTACTACTGGAACTTTCAACAGCATTCCAATCACGGCAACCATGTTCAACGGACGGACGGTCGATCCGCCGGTCGTTGGCGAAGGCGACGAACGCGAGCCCGCCGAGGTAGTGGCGAGCTGGACCATCATTTACACGGAGTGACAAATGGCAGGACTCTCTTCAGCCAACTGCACCTTCTCGTTCAACGGCCAAGCAGTTGCCGGACTGGTGAACGCTTCGGTGTCGCTCGATCAAAACACAATCGACATTACCAACATCGGAACTGGTGCACGTGCCTTTATTCTCGGCAATCGCGGCGGGACGATTTCGATTGAGGCTTTCTACGACCAAGGTGATGTCGGCGTCGCTGCGCTTGAAAGTGCTTGCAACTCTGGAGGCGGCGCATCGGCATTCAACCTTGTTCTGGCAAGTGGAATGACCTACTCGGGCAATGCTTTCGTGACCGCGTTCTCGTCGAGCGCTGCGATCAACGAGGTGCTGCGCTGCACTGCAACTCTCCAACTCACCGGATCAATCACAATCGCATGAGCATTCGCGATGCACTGACCTTGAAGGACTGGCACGGCACGTACAACGGCAGCCCCGTTGTCTTCCGTAGGCCTTCGGCGCTCGACCTTATCGAAGCGCTCGAAGTCAATCAGAAGAGCCCGGAAAGGCTCGGTGCTTGGATGGTTGCGCGGCACCTTGTCGAGGACGGCAAGCCCGTGTTTGCGTCCCTCGACGAGGCGCTCGGCGCTGACGCTCATGTGATTGCATCGCTAAGCAAACTGGTGGAGCCGCTCTATGCGGAAGGCCGGGACTAGGTGAGGCCGCGAGGCGGGTGCTACTCGCGGCGCTCAAGTTGACGAGCACCGACCTTTCGACGCTAAGCGTTGCCGTGCTCAACGTCGATCTTGAGATCCCCGATTGGGAAGGCATTCGCCGTGAGCTTGACCGCATCAAAGCGCATCGCCTTCCGGGCCCAGTTCAAGGTGTCGCCGCAGGATCTCCGCAAGATCAGCGAATCGGCACAGCGCCTGCCGAAGGCGCTACGTCGCAAGATCGTGCGCAAGTCGCTGCGCGAGTGGGGCGACGCAATGAAGCGCACCGCAAAGGCGCTACTTCCAAAGGCAGCCAAACGGACTCGACGGGATCTTGCGGTCAAGACGAAGACCTACCGCAAGGGCCGAATCTGGTGCGGTGTCGGCGTGCGGAAAGACGGTAACCGCGTCGGGTGGCGCAGCCACCTTTACGACGGCGGCTACCGACCGTGGCGAAAAGGCATTGTAAAACTCAAGGGTGGTGGCTTTGGCCCGAAGCCAGCGCCGAAGTTGGTGCGCAACTGGAAGCCAAACTATCGCGCTCGGATTGTGCCGTTCAGCCAACAGCGGGACTGGCGCAACGACGTAAAGGGCCACCTTGGAAGTCGAATCTACCGACGTTTGTGGCTGACGCGTGCAGCCCAAAAGTGGCAACCGCGCGTTGTAGACTTCGTGCGCGACGGAGTCGATGAAGCACTAAGACAGGAGCTGCGCAGTGCCTAGCCTTCCCAAAGTTCACGTGCCTGTCGTTGTCACCACTGAAGGTGTTGACAAGGGCTTGTCCGATGCCGAGCGCAAGATCAAGGCAAGCGCGAAGCGCATGGAGCGCACCAGCGCTGCGCCGTCAGGCGCTTCGCAGGCACTCAAGGCGGCTGGCACGTCTGCACTTGGCATTGGAGGTTTTGGTGCCATCGGTGGCGCGGCTGGCGCTCTCGGCGTTGGTGGCGTCGGCACTGCCGCTTTATTGTCGGCACCGTTTGCGATCTCATCGAAACTGATGGAGACAATGAACGAGGCCACGAGGGGCGCTACCAAAGCGCTTGAGGAGTTCCGCAAGACCGGAGAGCAGACTTTTGCAGCGAACTCGGTGATTCTCGAACGGCTTGCACTGCTTGAAAAAAGCACGGCCAAGAGCCTTCCGAGTCTTGGTCAAGTGTTCACTGCCGCAGGCGCTGACGCTGAAACCGGAAAGGCTGCGGGCATGTTTGAGTGGGCACGCGAGTTCCAAGATGGTTTGCGCGTAGCTACGGCTGCGCTCGGCGCTTTTGCAGGCGGGAAAACGGTTGATCAGATCAAGACCGAAATGCTGCTTGCGACATCGAACGAGGCGGGTGCGTTGCAGCTCAAGGGCCGCATCGCGGAGGAGGAACGCATTCGACAATCGCAAGGCGATGTCGGGATGCTTGGTAGGCTTGGTGACATCTACCTTGCGAACATCACCAACCAGCTAAAGCAGCTGGTGCAGTTGACGAGTTGAAACATGCCAGCCACATACATTGCAGACCTCCAGTCGCTTACGTATTCGCAAGGCAACCTAGCGAACGAAAGCACCATTTCGCAAAGCCTAATAATCCGGCGTACAGACGACGCTGTGATCAACCTGATCAATGAAGCCGAAGCGATGGTTACCGAAGGGCACCTACCGATTCAAGATGAGTTGTATGCGGTGAGTGGCAGTGGCTATTCGTGGGCGCAGTTTGCTCGAGCAAAGGGATACAACCTTGCGTTGCTTGAAGGAGCCACGGCAGTTCGCGCAGACATCCGGTGGGCTACACGCTACATCGTGAACCCAAACAGCAGCGCGAGCATTCTCACCGCGTTGCCTGCTTTTACAAGCTACGTGACAACCTCGCGCACGATGCAACTGTTTCGCACGGCCTGGACAACGAACCCGCCAACGACGGCGAGCAACTCGTCGGCTGACATCGGCGGAACCTCGCTTACTGGTGCCGATGGTTCACAGTCGATGCAGGTAGGGCAGGTGCGCGTTCGCCTGATCGCTATGCAGGACGCAAGCGTTGTGACGATGGACAACGCAGCAAGCTCACTGACCAGCTATGGCGGGGCGATCAACAACGCGACATTTGGTGGTTTTCCTGCTTACTCGCTGATATGTGAAGGTGTGAGCCTTGAGAAGGAACAGGGCAGCGAGTTCTACAACATCACGTTCGAGTTTCTGTTTGACCGTTTCTACCATTTCAGTCAAGTCGCAACGATTGATTCCGACGGGCGACCAAAGATGACCAGCGGCGGAGCGCTGTCCGAAGTCAAATGGCAGCGCCTGCCTCGAACCGCAACGGACTTCAACAACATCTTCAGCGGTGATCTTGAGTTGAAGGCGCTCGCGCTCGGAGGTTGGTGGCTGTGAAGCAAACTTTCTCCAAAGCTCTTGAGTCGCAACAATCTGACCTCGACCGCGCTGCGCGTCGAGTTGATCAGTTTGAGCGCAGGACGAACTTGCTTGCCTTGATCACGGGATTTACGGTGTTAGACGCTGTGAACTACCGCTACACGTACAGCTGGACGGAGGCAATCCTCACAGCAAGTACAGCGGCTGCTAAGTCACCCGGGCTTACTGGCACTGCGATTTCGATTTCGGAGCTGAGCAATGGCGTGACGAACCGCTACAGCTACGGGGTGAATCCGACGAACCTGATTGGAACGTTTACGCCAGTTCCAATCCCAGTTGGAACGTTCGTTGTTCTGATACCAATGCGGCAACAGAACGGCACCCTGCGTTGGGTGATCATCAACACGCAAGCCATCGACGGAGATTGCCCAGCATGAGGACGCAAAACATTGTGTATTCGAGCAACGCGCCCGGAACCCCAGAGGTTTACACCGCGCCGCTCGGCATCTTCAACATTCAAACAACCAACAACAATCTGACCGGATCGACCGGAAATATCAAGTTTTGGGTAAACGGCGCAAGTCCAACGGCGACAGCCTCACCCAACCTAGTTGGCACGAGTTACATCAACGGAAAAACTGCTGGCATTGTGGAGTTGAATCTAGACAACATCGAAACGGCGCTGGCGGCGACTGCAAGCACCGAAACCGTGTGGCACTACTCGTTGAGCATGACGCATGCAGGCAATCAGGTGCACGTTTGCTCCGGCTACCTTGTCCGGCTGGGGGTCTAATGACGTTCGCGGAACTTGCACAGCTCGTTGCTCCGTTCGTCGCCGTCCTGTGCGCGAGCGCTTGGCTGCATTCCACTATTGCGGATCTAAAGACAAACATCGCCACGCTCACTGAGCGCGTGCGCAACCTTGAAGCCGAGGTCGAACGGCTTAGGAACCGAAAGCCATGACTTCTACCGCCAAGGCATACATCGTTCTCGCCGCAACCATCATCATCCTTCTCCTCTCCGCGCAGGGTTGCGACTTCCGCAAACTGGTGAAAGTCGATGTGCCAGAGCCAATCTTGAACCCGCTTGATATCGAAGGGCCGATCACGCTCGACGAAGCTGAACGCGTCTGGGCGGATTGGACCTACTACGTCGAGAGCAACACCGAGCGCTTTCGGAAAGCGCATGAGAACGCCGAAGAGCGTTACGCGTTTATCCATTCGTTCGTGATGCTTGGCTTGAACGCGGCAGGGGATGCGGCGTCGAGCTTCCCAATGGGTGCGCTTGTGTTCGGTGCTCTGACTGGCGGCATCGGATTGTTCCTGCCGCAGCCCAAGATTGCAAAGAAGGCGCCCAAGGCCGAGCCATGAGCAACCTTTCGCGCCAATGCTGTTGCGGCGAGGGGTCTACGTGCTCGGCGTTCTGCTGCGCTTCAAGCTACGCCGTTACTCCGTTCACCGTGAACTATCTGTGGGAACTGGTAACAAACACGCAACCCAACATCTGCAATGTGTGCCGAGTGACCAACCACACTTTGGAGTTGACGGCCACCAAAAGCGGGCCGTTCGTGGTGAACAAAACCACGTTGTTCGGCGGTGGGTGTTGCTATCGCGGATACGGAACCGTAAGTGTTGCCGGAAGCTTGTTTATTGAAGAGCTGTGGGACCCATCCGGCTTGCCTTGTCCACCGCCAAACGACGTTGCACGGGTGCTTACTCACACGTACACGTTTCAGCACGAGGTCTGTGCGTGCATCACGGTTATATGCTGGTCCAAA